GCACCCATTGGTTGACCAACTGCGTAACGCAAGTCGGTTTTCCCATCAGGATGTCTATAATCTCTATTTATTAGTAATGTTGACCAACTTTCAGAGAAACTACTATCTTGATAAATTTCAGTTAGCAGTCTTCTCTGTAAGTCGATTGGAAATCGATCTGTCGCAGATGACAAATCTAAAGAATAGAAATATTCATTAGAATTTGCTCAATTGTGTTTTGGATCTTGTGTAAAAGTTCTATCACACGGTAACCTTCTTAATAAATTAAGAAGATCATCATGTATAGGCTTTAAGGCTAATTGTGAATGGTAATCTACCATAGCAATAACACGTCTTTTACATTCTGGATCCTTAACAATTGTTAATTTACCATTAGGTCATCTATCCTTTCCATAGGATAGTTCCATATTCTTTATAAAAGGAGTATGGAAAAGGTCTTTAAAACCTTCTTTCATAATGTTCATTATCGATATAATCAATTCTTGTTTATAGAAGAGGTGTGATCACTGGGAAGCCCATGTGGACTTTCCGGATGGTCCCCCTCTCATAGACAAGTAATGATTATCAAGAGAGTAAACTGGTTTTTCTAAAACAAAGTTATTATTGATAACTCATTTCTTGATAAATCAAGTTGGAATTGTTCCTCTTGATTTTCCTGAAAAGTTATCAGTAATAGAGTTTGTTTTAAACATGATTGCTTTATCTTCTATTTTAGTAGGTTTTAAACCTCTAGTTAGTAATAAAAGCGTCATGGCAACTCTCATATCAGTCTTTGATCCCTTACATAAAGGTTTCAAAAACAACAGACGAGTTGGAAAACCTTCTTTGTCAAGACTAATTAATTTGTTATTAAGTAGTAATGGATTTCCACAAATGTATCTAGTTATATGAAGTCTGGAAAACTTCATATAGTTGATCATGAATTGGAAACCATTATTCTTTCATAATAAATTAATGAGCCTAATATAACTAGTTATAATATTAGAATAGGATCCAAACAGTACAGCTATTAATTTATTTAATAAAAGTATATGTTGTTTTCGCATTTTAGTATTAATAATTAGTTACCTGGTGGTTAACCAGGATTTGGTAAGATCCTTTTCTTGGGCGATCACCGTCCCCGGTTGATGAAAGTAATTAATGAATTACCTTCAAACCTCATATGTAAATAGTCCAACATAGTTGGTTTTACACGACACAAAGGTGCTCTTAATGGATATAG